TGAAGGTTGGCGAGAAGGTTGAGTGGGCTAACGGAACACAAAGATTCGTGAGTCAGCAGATATTCCTAAGACGATACACTAAGAAAGGTGACAAGTCGGCGGGTGTTGAAGCAGACAAGGCTTTGAAAGACGGAGAGTTTGCTATACGAGCCAAAATCGAAGAGATGAAGGGTCGAAACATGGAACACTTAGGTAAAACTTACGAGGTTCTCAATGTCGATGGTGGTAAAGTCACTTGGAGTGGGCTGCCTTTGGATTGGTCTAATCCGGTGGAGGAGTTGTAAGATGAAAGAAGTGTCTCAACATGAAATCAAGATGCTGAAAGCAAAGATTGATAGACTGGAGAGGGATATTGATGATATGATGGGAAGGTTTGCTATGGTCGGGAAACTGTGGTCTGCTGTAAAAGAATTACAGGACATGCGTAACCGACAGGGAGACTTCCTAGCACATGAATTATTGTACCGTGAGGTGAGTTGATGAAAGTACCTAGAGATTTATTATTACAATTACTGGCAGTTACGAAGAGGGAACAGTCTATCAATAGCAAGACGCAGCCACAAGTTACTGGTTGTATCTTGTCACTTGGTGACAAAAGACTCTCGACTACAAGCATTGTAAAGGATGGGAAAACAAGTCTCTCTCGATTTTCATTTACATGTGATGATGACACACAGGATAGCGTACCAGTACCCGACATTGACAGGATGTTAGGTGCCCTAAAATATCACGGGGAAGTTGTTACCCTATCCTACAACAAGGAAACCGCTAAGGTTTTGATTAAGTCCAACAAGAAACAGACCACACTGGTAGGTGGTATGAAGGCCAAGGCGTTTGCCAACAGCCAACAGAACCTACTGGAGTGGCATAAGACCAGCATCGAAAGAGCAAAGCAGGTTCAAGGTAGTGTGTATAAAATGAATAATGGGGAAACTCGTTCACCGTTTGCTACTATTAAAGTATCATCAGATGTTTTACATGATGCTTTGAAATGCGATGCTATGAATGGGCAGAAACTTAATCGCTATTCTTTTGACATGAAGGGTGGAGAATTAATCGTAAGTGTTGGCGACCATTTCAAAGGGCTGACTGAGACTACTGTGGCCGATGGTTATAGTGACGATGACTTTACTGCTGTGTTTGAAGGTGGTTTAGAAAATATACTACGCTATTACAAAGGTGATGTTACTCTTAATTTCCTAGACTTCAAGGCTGAAGGACAGGGTACTAGATTGATTATGACCTTTGCTAATGGTGATTGGGTATTCCAAGCAGGGGTCTTGTGATGCCTAAGTTTTGGACTACTCCTAAAGGAGTTACCTTTCCTATGTTTGAGGAAGTTATCGGTAATAGTAATTATGAAGACTTCATTGACAAAAGGAAAAGGAATAAGCGTGTTAGGGGAATGCTAGCATGTATGGTTTATTTTGATATGGAAATAGGCGAAGAATACAAAACAGGTACTCTACGAGAGTACTGTCTAAAGTACAGCCCGACAGGTAACAGTGCAATAGTACTGTCAGCACAGAAGGTGGGTGCTTTGTTAACTGCTATGGTTAGACATGGCATACTATCTAGGCGTAGGTCGGGTAGCAAATCATATTATAGGAGATTGATATAATGAAATGTAGTAAATGTGGACACGAAGAAACGATTGAGAAGAAGGAAGATTACAAGTTTGCGACTTGGTTACACGAAGAATATGTGACTAAGCGTAGGTCTATGGTGGATATAGCGGCAGAACAAGGCGTTACCCCTATGACTATCAACAACTGGCTCAAGCGTTTTGACATCAAGACAAGAGGTCGTGGTGTCCGTTCCGGCTTATTTGACATATGAATAATAGTGCAAACGCATATATAGTGGCGAGGCATACTTAATAGTATGCAAGTAACACATAGCGGTGGTCGTAAGATTACCATACGAAGGCGTGACCCGGAGACTAAGGAGCGCATACAGGAAGTGATTGACACTTACCCGTATTGCTTTATGCCTACCGAAAAGGTCAATGATACATACGGATTGATTAGAGTTGAGCATGGGTACGAAGGTGTCTATGGTACGAAATTGACCAAGGTCTTTTTCAGAAATGAATATGACCGTAGGGAGTGGGTTCGCTCACACCACACATGGGAAGGTAACATATCCTTCGCTAACCAAGTTCTTAATGATAGACTGAAAGAGCAAGAGCCGTATCCTAACTACGAACATAGGGTATGGTATGTTGACGGCGAATGGAAGATGGGTTCTGAGGAGATAACTATACTCAGCGCACACGACTCATACACTGGCAAGATGTACACATGGTTACAGCATCCCGATGTCGAGTCGGGGATGGTGACTAGCATACCTTGTAAGAATCACCCCGAGGGGCTTGAGGAAGTAGTGTTTGACCCACCTGCCAAGGCGTTTGCTAATGAGCGTCAACTACTGGCTGACTTTGCTGCTCATATGAAGAAGCAAGACCCCGACATACTGACGGGCTGGTACTTTGTTGATGCCGATGTGTCAACAATCAGCACCCGTATGCGTAAGTTAGGTCTTGACCCTAGAAAAATGTCTCCTCTTAATCAACATAACTACAAGTATGGTGTAACAGATTTGCGCTGGACACAGCCTATACCGGGCCGTAGTTGTATTGACTTGATGGTTGCATTCAAGAAGTTATGGACTATCAAGAACGGTCAGTTAGCAGGGCAGAAGTTAGATGAAGTGGCGGACTTTGTACTCGGTGAGCGCAAGGTTGAGTTAGAGGATGGTCACGATACATACTACACTGATATAGGTACATATGTTGACTATAACAGACAGGATGTGCGCTTACTTCCACGCCTTGATGAGTACCTAAATGTAACTAATTACTACACATCATTGCAGCATCTAGTACAGTGTGACATAGAGACAGTACCTATGACTACTGCACCTGCTACCAGCCTGTTCATACAGGATGAAGAGTCCACAGGCCGTATTCCCGATGACCCACGCTTTAACAAGGTGGAGTACGAGGGTGCAGATGTACAAGAGCCGGAGCCGGGTCGCTATGAGAACATGGCAATCATGGACATTAAGGCCATGTATCACTCCAATGTAAAGTTGCACAACATTTCGTGGGACACGCTGAATGATGGTGGTAAAGACTGTGGTAACGGTAGCAAGTTTTTACAGGATAAACCCGGTCTGCTTGGTAGGGTCATGGATAAGATGACAGTCAAGCGTAATGAATACAAGGCTCTAATGAAACAGGCTACTACTGATGCTGAAAAGCGCAAGTGGGATGCTATGCAGTTTGCTACTAAATCTATGGTTGCTTCGCTGTATGGTGTTGCTGGTGATGCCAAATATGGTATGTATCACCCCGACATTGCTGCGGCTATCACATACACTAGCAGACAGACACTATTCCGTCTGCGTGATGAGTGTAATGAGCGTGGTTATCCTGTGCGATATGGTCACACTGACTCTATCTTCTGCCAAGTACCAAGTCCCGAAGAAGGTATGCAATTGGTAGCCAAGATTAATGAGTCTATGGCACCTATTGAGACCGAGTTCGAGAAGTGGTGTGAGTCTATGATACTCAAGGCTAAGAATCGCTACGCTGGTAAGGTCACATGGACTGATGGTAAGTACCATGACCCCGACTACTATTACAAGGGGCTGGAATTGAAACAGGCTCGTATGCCCAAGGCCATGAAGAGTGCTATGGATGGTACTTTGCGTGGTATTCTCGACGGTAAAGACCGTGAGGACATTGATGACTATTTAATCGGCTTAATCAGTGATGGTAATGCTGGTAAATTGGGTGAATCTCTACTGATGAAAGGTAGATTACGCAGACCATTACATAGATACAAGAGCATTAGTGGTGCTGTTGCCGGTGTAGTGTGGGCCAAGGAACATCTTGGCAAGCGGTATGAAGTTGATGACACCTTCCTCACTGCTATCGGTGCTGGCGGGCAGTATTATGCCTTCGACAATGTTGATGAATTAGAAGGTGTTGCTAAGATTGATTGGCCCGAGATGACTGAGAGATTCATTGTCAACAAAGCATGCGCTATCTATGACTTGGTTAACTGGGACACTCAACCCCTATGGAACGCTCACCGTGGCATTGGTAATGTCAAGTGGTTATAATTATACTCAGACGGGGTGCATTTAGTATTTGTTTTATACTCACAAACGCTATACTGCAAT